ACAATATCAATGCTATGTATACTAGCCAGCAGCCTTCTGGTGGTCAGGCTACTAAGTTTTATTCCTCATGTATTGTTAAACTCTTTTCTTCAGAGTCAGACAATCAAGCGATTAAGGGCAAGATCAAGGTAGGAGATAAATTAATTGAAGAAAAGATTGGTAGAACTATTAAGTGGGAACTACAGTTCTCCAAAACCTCTCCAGGGTTCCAGTCTGGTGAGTATGATTTTTACTTTAGAGGTGATGATATTGGTCTTGATACCATTGGTGATCTGGTTACTACCGCAGAACTAAATGGTATTGTAGAACGAACTGGTGCTTGGTATATACTTCCTGACGGCACAAAGGTGCAAGGCAAGGAAGCATTTGTTAATCGTGTAAGGGAGGATCTTGATTTGCAAGAATCAATCAAGGCCAAACTAAATGGCTAATTTTACTATATATCAAGGTCAATGGGTTTGCCACACATGCAAGGCTATAGTTCCAACACTAAGATGCTATGCAGATGAAAAAATGTTAAGTTGGATGTGCAAAGATAAGCACTTGACAAAAGTCTATTTAGGTAAAAGAAAGAAGAAGGATTTTGACGGAGAAGAGTGAGTCTAAAAGAATAGGTGCCAAGCAGCACAAGAACTCTGGGCGTAATACCCAAAAGGGAGATGCCTCTTGGAAAAACTTTGTCGTAGACTTTAAAGAAGTTGGAAAATCTTTTACATTGAATAAAGAGGTTTGGGCAAAGGCTACTACTGATGCCATGAAGAATGGCAAGGACCCAGCCATAGTAGTCGTAATAGGCGAGGGCAACTCTAAGGTCAGACTTGCTATAATTGAGATGAGTATTCTAGAAGACATGGTGGAGGAATAATGGAACAGCAGGGAACAACAATAGACATGGTCAATGGTCTTTCAGAGATCGCAGACTATATGCAAGACGAAGAACTTACGGTAGCACTAACAATGATTGCTAAACTAATTATAAAGCCAGACATCCCAATCAATGTTGCTCACGTAGAGATTGTAAGGCTTCAGGCAATTGCTGCAAAGATGGCTTTTAAGGCTACCTGGATGGCTAATGTTGACAAGTCGGATCGTGGAAAGAAGAACCTTTATTATACGGCAGCAGAGTCGCTTAATAATTTAGTGTCTGCACTCAAATATATTACACGCTAATCTGCTATACTTATACTAACTGAAATGAGAAACGATGACGAAGAATTTACTGCACACTGTAATGATAAAGCCAGAAGAAAAGCCGATTCACCGCATGGATATAGCGGGACTTGAGGCAAAGATTAAAGAAGGCTATACGATTACTCGTGTAGATAAGCACACAACAAAGAAGACTTTTGCACCATCAACCATTGCCTACGGACATGGAGAGTGTGCAAGATACTGGTACCTTGCTTTTGATGGGCAGATGTTCGAAGATAATGCAGATGCTTATAGCGCAGCCAATATGACTGCTGGCACTCTATCACATGCAAGAATTCAAAACGCAATGCTAAATGCTGGTATTGTTAAGGTTTTTCGTGATGAAAATAATGAAGCAACAACAGAGTTTAAGATTATAAATGAAGATCCTCCTATCTTTGGGTATGGGGATGTCATGTTTAATTGGCAAGGAGAAGAACTCATTGGTGAAATTAAAACAATGATGAACGAAGGGTTTGAATATAGAAAGGCATCTGGAAAGGCCAAGACTGGTCACTTGATGCAACTACTTATCTATATGAAAATCTTAAAGAAACCAACAGGTGTCATGATTTATGAAAATAAAAATAATCATGAACTTCTTTTGATACCTGTAGATGTAAACGATCATTACCGTCGGTGGGTAGACCAGGCATTTGATTGGATGAGACTAGTTCGAAAGACATGGGAAGACAGAACCCTGCCAAACAAAAACTATAGATCAAACTCCAAGATATGCAAGTCATGCCCAATTAAAAAAGCATGTGAGTCTGCAGGTCCAGGCGTGTTAAAAATAGCACCCTTGGAGATTCTCGGTGAACAATTGTAAATGCTGCGACAACAACTTTGAGCCAACAGTATCTTATCAAATATACTGTTCTCCAAACTGTAGAGACATCGCAACAAAAGAAAAGATTGCAGCAAGGTATCTTCAATCTAAAAGACAAAAAAGAAAAGGCAAGACAAGACTTTGCAAGTCCTGTTCAACACCACTTTCTATATACAATGATGATCCAGTTTGCTCATCTTGCAGCGTAAATCCTGATGCAGTCATTAAAGCAATAAAAGAAATAAAAGGAAAAATAAATGGTAAAAAATAAGTGGGGTCTAGAAGTAAAGCCAGATAAAATTTGTGCTATTGATGCCAGCACAAACAGCCTTGCCTTTGCATTATTTTCTGGCGATGATCTTGAGTCTGTAGGGAAAATATATTTTGAAGGAAATAATGTATACGAAAAGGTTATGGATGCTGGTAAAAAAGTAAAAGCATTCTTTGATATTTACGGTGGTTTTGAAGCAATTGTAATTGAGCATACTGTATTTATGAATAGCCCAAAGACTGCAGCAGATCTTGCTTTGGTTCAGGGAGCAATACTTGGATCAGCAGGACAGACTGGGACAAAAGTTATAGGAAAAGTTTCTCCTATTACTTGGCAAAATTTTATAGGTAATAAAAAAATATCTAAGGATGAACAGTTGTTTATTCGTTCACAAATACCTGGAAAGTCTGAGTCTTACTATAAAGCGCATGAGCGTATGCTTAGAAAAGAAAGAACTATAAAGTTTATTAATACAATTTATGATAGGACAATTACAGATAACGATGTCGCAGACGCTTGTGGTATCGGTCACTGGGCACTAAAGAATTGGGGAAAAGCAATTGGAGTTGACAACTAGTATCATGGCTGCTAAACTATATACAAGTGAAACCTTTATGCGTAAGAGGTACCTTATGGATAAAAAAACACCAGAAGAAATTGCAAAGGAATGTGGATGTTCATTAGAGACTATCTATGTTTATCTTGCTAAGTTTGGACTAAGGAAATCAAAACGATGAATAAATTTGAAAAAGCATTGATAGCACTTGCCGTTGCAGGTAGCGTTGGTTTTGCGTTTGCGTTTGCTGCGTTAAAAGGTATTCCAGAAACATTTGATTGGGAATCTGATGAAGAGGAATCTTATGAGTGATAATCTAAACATAACCGTTGACCAAGTAAATAATCCACTGCACTACACATCAGATCCATCTGGCATTGAGTGCATTGAGATAACTCGTCATCGTAATTTTAATATTGGTAATGCTTTCAAGTATCTTTGGAGAGCAGGACTTAAGGATGAAGCAAAGACCATACAAGATTTAGAGAAGGCAATTTTCTATATTAAAGATGAGATCAACAGGCTGGAAGGCAAGTATGTCAACTGAAGACGATCTAGTTAAGCATCTTGACCAAGTCAACTTGGTAGTGGAAGAATACCTAAAGGGTAATGATCCAACAGTAATCTCAAAACAACTTGCTATACCAAGACAAAGAGTAGTAACACTTATTAATGAGTGGAAGGTCATGGCCTCAGCCAACGACGCTATTCGTGCTCGTGCTAAAGAGGCACTGGCAGCAGCAGACACTCACTACAGCAAGTTGGTATCTCGCACATATGAAGTTATTGATGAGGCATCTATGACTAACAATCTCAGTGCAAAGACTGCAGCCATTAAACTTGTAATGGATATTGAGTCAAAGCGTATTGACATGCTTCAGAAGGCTGGATTGCTTGAGAACAAAGAACTTGCTGAAGAGATGATGGAAATTGAAAAGCGTCAAGAGATTCTTGTTCTTATTTTAAAAGATATTGCCTCAGAATATCCACAGGTTCGTGATGAGATTATGCGTAGGCTTTCTTCATTTGCAAAAGACAACGAGGTGATTACAGTTGTCCACGATGTTCAATGAGTTTCTTGAAGCACTTCAAGATGATCACTTTGAAGAAACTCCAGTAGATGCAAGAACTTTTGTTGAAGGTGAAGCATACCTTGGACAGCCACCCCTGTCTGATATTCAGTACGACATCGTAGAAGCCATGAGTCAGATCTATCGAAAAGAAGATCTTATAAATTTGCTGGGGGAAGAAAAAGGAACTCAGTACTACAACAAGTATACAAAAAATGAAATCATTCTTCAACTTGGCAAGGGATCTGGAAAAGACTTCACATCAACCGTAGCATGCTCATACATTGTATACAAACTTCTATGCCTTAAAGATCCAGCAAAGTATTTTGGTAAGCCCTCTGGAGATGCTATTGATTTGATTAACGTTGCTATTAACGCTCAACAAGCAAAGAATGTTTTCTTTAAAGGTTTTAAGTCAAAGATTGAAAGATCTCCATGGTTTGCAGGAAAGTATTATGCTAAGGCTGACTCTATCGAGTTTGATAAGGCAATCACTGTTTATTCTGGTCACTCAGAGCGTGAATCCCATGAGGGTTTGAACCTTCTTCTTGCAGTTCTTGATGAGATTTCTGGTTTTGCATCTGAGGTCGGAACAGGCAATGAACAAGGAAAGACTGCTGATAATATCTACAAGGCTTTCCGTGGATCAGTAGACTCTCGCTTCCCAGATCTTGGCAAGGTAGTTCTTTTATCATTCCCCCGTTATCCAGGTGACTTTATTTCAGAAAAGTATGATGATGTTGTTGCTGAGAAAGAAGTTGTAGAAAGAAGTCACAAGTTTACAATTAATCCACTACTACCAGAAGATAGTCCAGATAACAACTTTGAAATTTCGTGGGACGAAGATCAAATCATTTCATACAAATATCCAGGAGTATTCGCATTAAAGAGACCTACATGGGAAGTAAACCCTACACGCAAGATCGATGACTTTATGATTGCATTCATGACAGACCTTGGAGATGCTATGATGCGCTTTGCATGTGTACCAACCTTTGCTTCTGATGCATTCTTTAAGCAGGCAGACAAGGTAAGAGCCTGTATGACATTAAGAAACCCTGTAGATAACTTTAGAAGGTTTGACGATTCATTTAAACCAGATCCAACAAAAAAATATTATGTACACGCTGACCTTGCACAGAAGCACGATAAGTGTGCGGTAGCAATTGCACATGTAGAAAAATGGGTAAACATTCAAGTAATTAATAATTATGAACAGGTAGCCCCTATCGTAGTAGTAGATGCAGTAGCATGGTGGGAGCCAAAGGTTGAAGGCCCAGTTAATTTATCTGAAGTAAAACAGTGGATCCAAAACCTTAGAAGGCTTGGGTTTGATATTGGAATGGTTTCCTTTGACCGTTGGCAGTCATTTGATATTCAAAATGAGTTGAAGCAGGTTGGAATGAAGACTGATACTGTTTCTGTTGCCAAGAAGCACTACGAGGACATGGCTATGCTTGTATATGAGGAAAGACTTGCCATGCCTGCAATAGATTTATTGTTTGATGAACTAACACAGTTAAAGATTATGAAAAATGATAGAGTTGACCACCCACGCAAAAAGTCAAAGGACTTGGCTGATGCTGTGTGTGGAGCAATATTTGGGGCAATATCACATACCCCAAAAAATATAGACACTGAAGTAGAGGTTCATACTTTTAAGGATAGACCAAAAACTCCAGAAGAGCAATTTGACTTAGAAAGTCGAAATGTGATACAATATAAACCTAGCCAAATAGCAGATATCCAAGACTATTTGGATGGACTAAAAACACTATAACAGAAAAGGAATAAAATGAATTCATTTAAGAAAATCGCACTAGCCGTGGTTGCAGCCATGACTTTGGGCATGGTCGCAGTAGCACCTGCAAATGCTACAGTAATGACAGTCGCAGTAACACTAGACTCAGTAGCAAACACTACTAACGGTGTAATCGCAACACCTGCTACATTACCAGTCCCAGCAGATAACACAATCGATGCAGCAGATGCATTGCGTTTTGTAGCAACAGTAGCAGCAGGAACATCAGTTACTGCATCAGCAACTAACGCAACAATCGTATCAGCACTACACACATCAGCAGCACCAGTCGGAGCATCGTCAGGATCATCATCTTTGACAATTGCAACAGGTACTGGAACAACTGCAACATTTTTTGTCTACACAAAGACAACAGCAATTGGTACAGTTGTAATCAACAACGGTGGAACAACTCTTACATACTATGTACAGGGTACTGCTGGAAAGATTAACAACCTAACAGTTTCAGCACCTACAACAGGCGCAGCAGGAACTAAGCAAGAGATTACAGTAACTGCTACAGATACATTTGGTAACAAGGTATCTGGTAAGTCAATTACAGCAACCGTATTTGCTTCAACAGCAGTTATGGACACAGCAACAGTAACAACTGGTGCTACACTTTCAGATTTTGGAGTTGCAAAGTTTAGTGCAACACTCCCAGCAACTGGAACTCGTTCACTTATTACATTTGCTCCAACAACTGCTTCAGATGCAACAACTGCAGATGTAATTGGTCTACCTGCTCGTGCACTTGCACCTTTTGCAGAGATCGCAGTTCGTGATCTAGTATCAGAACTTTCTGCTGAAAGAGCAGCACTTGCTTCTGAAAGAGCAGCACACGCTTCAACAAAGGCTCAACTAGAGGCAGAGATTAAGGCAAAGTCTGCACTTGCAGAAAGCCTAGCAAAGGCCAATGCTGACCTAGTAAAGGCAACAGCAGAAGCAACTGATGCAAAGAAGGCAGAAGCAAGCGCTCTAAAGGCACTTGCAGATGCAGGCGTTGCTGCAGATAAGATTATTGCACAGTTCAAGTTGGACTTGGAAGCAGCGAATGCTTCACTTGCAACACTTACTGCAGAACTTGCAGAACTAAAGGCTACACATGCCAAGGCACTTGCTGATCTAAAGGCTACATCAGATAAGGCACTTGCAGATGCAAAGGCTGCTTCAGATAAGGCAGTTGCAGATGCTGTAGCAGCAGAGAAGGTAGCGGGTGCAAAGTCACTTGCAGATGCAAAGACTGCATCAGATGCTGCTCTTCTTGCTAAGGATGCACAGATTGCTAAGTTGACAGCAGATAACGCTGCTGCACTTAAGTCTGTAAAGACTGCATTCAACAAGTTGGCTCTTCAATGGAACAAGAAGAATCCAAAGGCAAAGGTTGCTTTGCTAAAGTAATTCGTCCAACATTAAAGGGGTTACCAATTACGGTAGCCCCTTTTTTGTGCAATAAAATGGTATAATCATCCTATCAGACATGTCGTCTGCAAGGGGGAAAGGTAATTAAACGACTACTAAGAATAGTAACGGCCACAGTCTTAGCCTTTGGCTGGCTACTTATAGCCCCCCAGGAAGCCCACTCTGATGATCCACTCACAGTAGCAGCCCAAGAAATACAGGAACTTAACGATAGCGTAGATGACCTTGGCTATCAGGATAACTTTATAGATCTTATAGAGATAGCAGAAAATAAGTTTGCCTCAGCCACAAATGCGAAGGAACTTAAAGATGATGCCTATGATGCCCACGAAGATGCAGTAGAAGCAGAAGCCACAGCCTTAGAATCAAAGAACCTTGCTCAGTCAAATGTGGATGGGCAGACAGCCACAGTAGCCTTAGCCCTTGAACATAAAGACAATGCTCTTGAAGAAAGAAACGATGCACAGGATGCTCTCAGCATAGCCAATATTAATGTTCAAACTACTCAATCAAGTATGCAGAGTGCTGGAGGAACAGGTTTGGCATACACTGTTTATACTCTTGTTAGACAGGGTAATGTTGCTACCCCAGGATCTGTTCTTTGTTCTGGTACTTGGAACTCAAGCCACATGCAACTACCAGTTTGTGGTAACAGATACGAAAACTTTATAGTTAAATTTACTGGTCAAATAACAGTACCGTCCTGGTTCACATCAACATATTTTGCAGGATATACAGATGATGGATTTAGAATGTATGTAGACGGAAATCTTGCAATAGATCAATGGATAGAGCAAGGAACTACTTGGAGCGATTATTCACCAGTATATGATGTTAGCGAAGATAAAACATTGAGTGTAGAGATTTGGTGGTATAACGGTGGAGGACCAGGATCTTATCATCTTGGATGGGCAATTCCTGGAGGATGGACTGGAGCAGGCTGCGACTATGCTGGAGATCCAAGAGTGTGGGGACAAAACTTTAGTTGTAATCTTAATACATTTTCCTCTGGATCAGGACCAACCCAAGCACAGACAGATGCTTACAATGATGCTGTTGCAGCAAAGGATATAGCACAAACAAACTATAACAATAAGTTGGCAGTATACAATGACAAACTAAGCGTATACAACTCTGAGAATGCAACACTGTCATCAATGAATCAGGTTTTGCAAACTAAGACACAGGAACATCTTGATGCCGTTGCAGATACAGAAGATGCTTTAGAGTTAAAGAATAGCAAAATAGAAATATACAATCAGTCAATAATTGATTTAAATAATGCTATTGATGACGCATGGCGTTACTATGATGAGCAACTACAAAGAGAAATTCAGTCTGCCATTGCTCAAGCAGCAGCCAACGCTGCAGCCAATCAGCCTACTCCAGAACCAACTCCAGAAACAAGCCCTGAACCAAGTCCTAAGCCTACAGAAGAACCTACAGAAGAACCTACAGAAGAACCTACAGAGGAACCAAGCCCTGAACCAACAGAAGAGCCAACTCCAACTCCAACTCCAAAGCCTACAGAGGAAACAAAGCCTACTCCTACGCCAAAGCCATCCCCAAAGCCTACAGAGGAACCTACGGAGGAGCCTACAGAGGAGCCAACTCCTGAACCTACAATAGAACCTACACCAGATCCAGAACCAACTACAGAACCAACTACAGAGCCTACTGAGGAACCCACAGAAGAGCCTACTCCTGAACCTTCACCAGAACCAGGACCAGATCCTGAGCCTGAAGAAAACCCATGGACTGAGCCAGATGTAGAAGTTAAAGATGAGGTTTTAGCAGAACTTATTCCTGAAAAGGGTACAGGAACAGCAGAAGATTTATCTGGAGTTATTGCTAACCTTACAAGCAAGGATAATAAGTTAGTTACACTTTCTGCTGAACAAGTCACAGCAGTAAGTCAAACCCTTAAAGCATTGACGCAAGAAGCAAAAGTAGAAGTTGCAGAAGACCTTGGTATTAAGCCGTCAGAAGTTGCAGAGATTGCTGAGCAGATGAAGTCTAACCCAGCACTTGCTGAAGCATTTGTTGAGTTTACTGACAGAGCAGAATCAGCAGGGGATACACCAATGCCATTTACATTAGCAGATGCAGTAACAGAGGTACAAACAGAGGCATTCTTAGCAGACCCACTTGGAGCAGTCTTTGCAGTGGACCCAGTAGAACTACTATCTAATTTCTCTGAGTTAGGTAGCGACATGACAGATGATCAGAGAGAAAAAGCGCAAGAAGTAATTGTCCCAGTGATCATCGTATCACAAATTGCAGGGGCAATGATAAGGAGGAACAAATGAAAATAATCAATAAGGCCATAAACCTGGTAGGCAAAATGCTAAAGGGATTAATGAAATGGTTTAAAGATGCAGGAATGGAATTAATTGCACAGGCATTTACCCTCCTTGGCTTCTTTATTGCATGGCTAACTTTGACGGGATCAGCAAGAGACATTGTTGGTATTGCAGTACTTGCAACCACAGTAATCTGGCTTATCACAATCCCGCTAAGAAAGGAGGACTAAACATGGCAACTAAAAAGGTAGTAGAGCCTCCTAAGAAGGAGCACCCACAAAAGGCAATCACTAATATTTTAATGAGAATCCTAGCAGTCTTTGCAGCATCTGGTCTGTCAGTACTTGGTGCTGGGGCAGTGGTTGGAATTGACACAATGCAGGCAGTATTCTTAGCAGGACTATTAGGCGTAGCAACAGTCATTGAAAGACTGGCAAGGGCTTTTTTGGACGATGGAAAACTCACATTGGCAGAGATCAATGATGCGTTTAAGACGGTAGACAAAAAGGCTAATTAGTCATTATTGACGGTAGTTGACAGCCCTCTCTAGGCAATGGTATACTTAAGTATCACCTATCTGGAGAGGGCTCTGTCATGACCTGTATTGCAGTTGTACGCCATGAAGATAAAATTTACATGGCTGGAGATCGTGGAGCATCAGATGATGGTACCATTCTAGCACTTGAAGCACCAAAGGTTTGGAAGATAGGTCCATACTTAATTGGATATGCTGGATCAATGGACGGAGAAAGAATCCGTTACAACTTTAAACCAACTGCACCTAACATTAAAGATACAGATAGGTTTATGCAGACAAGGTTTATTAAAGAACTGCGTGAATTCTATAATGAGTTCTGGGTAGACACATCTAAAGATGGAGACCTTGGTTTAATTATTGCAGTTCGTGGAAACATCTATGAACACAGTTCTGGAGATATGTCTTTATCTAAGTACACACTTCCATATCTTGCCATGGGCTCTGGCGCAGAGTATGCTTATGGGGTTTTGTATGCAACAGATAAGCAGAAAAATGCAAGGAATAGAGTAATGCAAGCAGTAAATGCTGCTATTAAATTTAACCCATCATGCATGGGACCAGTTGACATCATAAGCGCTTAGGGGTATACTTATAATATGAGCGAAGAATTTGAAGAGATCCTAAAGGACATTCAGAACATAGAGTCAGACTTTGATGAGTTTGAGATCTGGCTTGAAAACGGAATTGAGCGGGGATGGGTAACAGAGCCGTTCTGCAATACTCATGAGGGAGATCCCTATATGACAGATGAAGAACAACAAGAATGGGAAGAGGGCGGAGACCCTTGCCAAGTAGTTTTAAAAATCAAACAATAACAACAACAAGGAGAACACAATGAAGAAGACACTACTAGCACTACTATCAATCGCAATTGCATTTACAGCACTTGCACCAGCACAGGCACAAGATCAAAAGGTTTTGGCTATTATTGACACAGCCATTGATTCAAAAAATTTCTCATCTATTATTTATGAAGTATGTTTCTCACAAAACCTATCTTGTCCAAACAAGACTAACTTTGTAGAGGGTCCAGGCGCAGCCAGCGCAGTTGTATGGCCAAAATCTCTCAATGACGGAACACACCACGGAGACTGGATGACAAAGGCAGCGCTCAAGGTTGATCCTAGCGTAAAGATTGTTTTTATTAGATACTCAAATGTTACCGCTTCAGGCTCTTCAGCAAACAGACCAGAGTCTTTGGTCGCTGCAATTGATTGGGTATCAAAAAACTCAGATAAGTATAGTATTGACGCACTATCTATTAGTCAGGCTGCAGTAGATACAGGAAACCTTAGTCGATGCAATGTAAATAGTCCAAACTTTGACAATGTCACTACTGGAGCAGTTTCTTTATTAAACGCAAAGAATATTCCAGTATTTGTTGCAACAGGAAATCATGCTCGATCTGATGTTATTGGTTGGCCTGCATGTACTCCTGGGGCTATTGGTGTTGGAGCATTAACTACAGCCACATCTTTGCTACTTGAAAAAGCAACAAACAGAGGTCCTGGACTCGATATTGTTACATTCGGAGCATTAGAAATTTACAAGGGAACTATTCCTACTGCTAAGTTTAATCTTTCTGGATCTTCAGGAGCCACAGTTGTTTCAGCAACAACATACTTAAAAAATAATACATACAAAACTTTTCAAGAGTATTTTAATGCTCTTCCAAAGATTGTAATTAATACAGTTTCGTATAGTCGCAACTAGACGAATGTCCTGGGCATGACTAAAACTGCCTTCTATGCCCTATAACTCAGATGGTAGAGTGCCGAACTGTTAATTCGGATGTCCCTGGATCGAGGCCAGGTGGGGCAGCGGAAAACTACCGAAAGGAACACAATGCAATTTCAACCAACAAGCAGACAAGAAGAGTTTGTTATAGACCTCATGGATCAAAAAACTGGGGGATACTATGTAGAACTAGGAGCATATCACTCTAAAAATGGTAGCAATACATATAGACTAGAAACAGAGTTTGACTGGAATGGCGTATCCTTTGAGATAGTTCCAGAACTACATAAAGAAATAACAGAAAACAGAAAGAACCCTTGCATCCTTGGAGATGCCACAAAGTTTGATTACATTAAATACTTTGAAGAAAATAATTTTCCTAATCAGATAGATTACTTGCAGGTTGATATTGATTCTGGATACAAACTTAACGGAAGGCCAGACGGAAATCATTATCTATCTTTGCATGGATTGATTGCAGTACCGCTAAATAAATACAGGTTTACGGTTATTACATTTGAGCATGATGCAAACATGTACTGGAGAAATATTGCAATGAGAGATGCTCAAAGAGAGATTTTGGATTCATTAGGTTATTCATTGGTAGTAAGAGAGTACCATGAAGATTGGTGGGTGGATCCAAATATTGTTGATTTAGAAAAATATAGAAAACACTTTAAGTGGGAAACCCTATAGGCAGGGCAACGCCTATTGTGATATAATAAGATAAAGATACCTATAAGGAGGTAATCATGGCTGCAAAAGGATCAGTAGAAGCAATTATAGAGGTTGCAAAAAAAGAATTGGGCACAATTGAAGGCCCTAAAGATAACGAAACAAAGTACGGAGCATGGATCAAGGTTAATTTCCAACCATGGTGCCAGTCATTCGTTTCTTGGACAGCATTTACTGCGGGAGTAAAGTCATTCCCTAAGTCTGCATCAACAGTAGCAGCAGCAGATTGGTTTAAGAAGGCTGAGCGTTGGTCAGATGCTCGTAATGATGATCCAACACCAGGAGACTGGATCTATTTTGATTTCCCAGAAGATGGCGTAAATCGTATTTCACATGTTGGTCTTTGCATTAAGAACAACGGCGATGGAACAATTCAAGTTATTGAAGGAAACACTTCAGGAACTGCAAAGGGAGATCAGCGCAACGGCGGAATGTGTGTTGAGAAGACTCGTGCATATGTGAAGAACAATAAGAAGAAGTTAGTTAACGCCGTAGTTGGTTGGGGTCGTCCAGTATACACTGGAGAAGAAAATGCTCCACTACTAAACAAGGTAACAGCATCTGCAACAACATCAACACCAGCACCAAAGAAGGCTGCAAAGCCTGCTGCAAAGAAGTCATCTGGTGGCGGAGGAAAGGCTCAGGTAGCACTATAATGGAATCTAAAAAGAAATCAGTACTAAAAACAATCAGTTGGCCATTTGTACATTTTACTTTTGTTTCTGGAATTTTATTTGCAGCAAGCCATATAATTTATGGTGAGGCTGAATGGGAGTATGTTGGACTATATGCACTTTCATACATGGCATTAGAAATGACATTCTATTACCTACATGAGAGAGTCTGGGCAAAGTTTGGACACAAGGTAAAATAATGCGTATTAAATTTATTAGGTTTGTTGTTAAAACACTTGGATATGAATGGGGTGGAGACAATCTCAATGCACCAGTCTGGACAGTAAAAGCAAAAAAGAAGAAGTAACGCATGGCACTGTACGAATATGATTGCATGCCATGTGCAAAACGCTACACTAAAGAGCGTTCAATAAAAGATAACGATCCTGGATATGTCTGTGAGACTTGCAATCATACCTTAGTTCGTGTATACTCTAATGTAGGAGCAGTTTTCAACGGTAGTGGATTTTATTCCACTGATAATAGAAAGAAATAGGCAGTATACTATGAAGACAATGATTGATGAAGCAGTAGAAATAAAGCAGTGGAGACTATCTCCATTGGATAGGTGTGACTCTTGTAGTGCGGAGGCTCTAGTTCAGGTAACTGGCATCTCTGGAGACCTAATGTTTTGTGGTCATCACTATAATAAGATTATGGATAGTTCTGAAGGATATAAGAAGATGATGTCTTTTGCGCTTAGCATTGTTGACGAACGAGAAAAATTAGTTAGTTAAAATGAACAAGTTGTCAGAAAACTTTAACTTTAATTTTTTTGGAAACTATGATATATCATCAATCCAAAAATATATTAATAATTTTTCTGATGAATGGTTTATTGATACATCAAGACAAGATATTTTCCAAGCACACAAAGACACTAATTCTTACTTTGTATACAAAACAAATCTTGCTTGGAAACAAGGAGAACCTCTTGTTGTTGAAGAAAAAAGCAATGACAAAACACTACTTGACATGATTAATCCAATTATTAAAGACTTGGAACTAAAGCATAATGGAATTAGGAGCAATGTTCTTTTTATAAAATTAAAAGCAGGACATAATATTTCTGCACATTCTGATAGTGGTGAGTATTTGCTTTCCTCAAGAAGGCATCACATACCAATTATTACATCAGACCAGACTTTTTTTACTGTTGGATCAGAAAAAATTAACATGTCAGAAGGAGAATGCTGGGAGATTAACAACTCAAGAGTACACTCAGTAGAAAACAGTAGCAAAATTGACAGAGTGCATTTGTTAATTGACATTATGCCAAACACAGAGATAGGTGAAGAATGATTATTCAGATTATTGGTCTGCCAGGTGCTGGTAAGACAGAGTTGGCCAAGGCACTCAAAGAAAGAATTAACGCCATTCACCTTAATGCAGATGAGGTCCGTGCAACAGTAAACTCAGACTTAGGTTTTAGCCCTGAAGATAGAATTGAACAGGCAAGACGTATGGGGGACATGGCAAGACTTATTGCTAAGCAGGGAGTTGCTCCAGTGATAGTTGACTTTGTGTGCCCTACCGACTTGACTCGTGCAGCATTTGGCAAGCCAGATATTTTAATTTGGGTAGACAGAATTGAGTCTGGAAGATTTGAAGACACAAACAAGATGTGGGAAGACCCAGAGTCATGCGATGTCAGAATCCCCTGTGGGATGACAGTAGAAGAAGAGGCTGACCTTATCATTGCTGCTTGCCAGTTACACGACTGGACAGCCCCTACAACCCTTATGCTGGGCAGATATCAGCCATGGCATGAAGGACATCACGCTCTTTACAAAGAGGCAGGGAAGAGAACAGAGCAGGTTTTGCTGGGAGTACGTAATACATACAATACAAGCGAGAAAGATCCACTTAAGTTCGATCAGGTAAAAGAATATATTGCCAAGGATGAATTTATGGATGGTGCATTAGTATTAAGACTACCAAACATTACCAACATTGTATATGGTAGAGATGTTGGATACAAGATTGAACAAGTAGATTTGGGGGCAGACATTCATGCTATTTCGGCTACTGAAAAACGCAAGCAGTTGGGCCTTTAGACAGATAGAAAAATCTGGGGAAGCAATCAATGCTGCAGATGAAAGAATTATAGCGTCAATGTTTAAGGATAATGATGAGCGTAAAGAAAAGTAGATCACTTGTTAAGTCTTTAACATGGAGAGTTGTCGCAATGGTTTCAGGGTTTGTAACTCTTTATGCTTTGAGCGAAGATATTAGTCTGGCTACTATTGCTACACTAATAACCAATGGGGTTAATTTTGTGGCATACTATTATCATGAAAGAATTTGGAATGCTGTCAAGTGGGGCAAGGAATGACAGTAACCAGAGCAAGATCGTTTGCTAAGGCACTTAGTTATCGCATATGGGGAACACTCTCCTCTGTTGCGGTTGCTTATGTTATAACAAAGAACGCTTCGCTCTCAGTAACGATTGCGTTTTGGGAAACGGTAGTTAAAGTATTTATCTACTACGCACATGAGCGTGGGTGGAACTATATACAATGGGGGAGAAAATAAACATGAATAAGCAGTTATACTTTTTACATATACCAAAAACTGCTGGAAAATTTATTTCTCATAATATAAAAAATAGTATAAATAATGATATTTTATCTTATGTTAGTACATACTTTCCAAACAGTAATGAGTTTTTAGATTCAAAAATCTACATTTCTGCTCATGGAGGAACATACCCCATAGAATTTTTAAAAGATGTGGATACTGCAACGGTAGTAAGAGAACCAGTAGAAGCAAGAGCAAGTTATTTTAATTTTATATATCCTAGATATCTGCAAGACAGGCCAGAGTACATGGAAAGAAAAGATAACAAGGAAAAGTTTTTATATTATTTGTTTGAAGATAATAATTTTTTAATTCATAACAACTATCAGAGTAGATTTATTTGTAACTCTGCTGATCCAAGATCTTGGGATGCAGAGTCTTTTTACACAAAGCATAGAGCCGAAATGATGAAGAAGTATCATGAAGGTTATGGGTTTGATTGGTTTGTTGGAAATGAAAATACATCTCTAACTAATGCAATTGAGAATATAAATAGTTTTAAAATCGTAAACACAGTTGATAACATAGGTGTGTTCTGTGGTAAAATTAAAGACTGGTTCCTATTAAACCACGGCATTGAGATAAACTTTGATCTTAATACTAAGATTAATGTTGGACCATCTGAGTTAAATAAAGAAAAAGTTTCGTCTGATTACTTTGTAAACTTGTTAACTCAAGGAGAAAAGGACAGAGTCCTAGAGTTAAACAGTATAGACTTAGATGTTTACAATTTTGTAAAAAACAAGGAGGCTACAAATGTATGAATACTATGTAAGAAAAGTAGAGAACGTAGTAGATGGAGATACCATTGACGTTCTTATTGATTTAGGGTTTGATATTTTGTTTCAATCCCGTGTGAGATTGGCTGGTATTGATACCCCTGAGTCTCGTACGAAAGACCTTAAAGAAAAGACTCTTGGTCTTGAGTCTAAAGAGTACCTAAAGAAGGCTCTAAAAGATGCCAAGTCTGTTATTATTAAGACTGAGAAGATGGATTCATCTGAGAAGTATGGTCGCATTTTAGGCTGGGTATATATTAATGGAGATACCGTATCTCTTAACGACATGATGATCAATGATGGCTATGCCTGGGGATATCTAGGTGACACTAAGGTTAAAGATTTTGATCAACTAGCAAAGGCCAGAAAGAAGTCTGGGAAATAACCGTGGATGAGTTTGATTCCGTAGATAAGTTAATACTTAATGGTGGGCTAGAGTTTGCAGGTACTGACTCTGAGACTGGGGAACCCCTTTACAGGCCAACAGATAGGCTTAAGGAGTTAGACTCTAAACTTAGTGATGATCTTTCTATATACTTTTCAAAAGTTACTTTAAAACTTTGGGAAAAAGGTTTTATCGACATGGATATAACAGAAGAAGATCCTCTGGTTAAGATAGGTCCAAAAGGCCTTGACCTAGATGCAATAAAGTCTTTAGACAAAGATCAAAGAGTTGTTATCGAAGAGATAATAAAGGCTCTTTCTAATAAAAAATGATATACTAAATACCTGGGAGTCTTTATGAATAATTTGTATGGTGCTATCGGGACAACAGTAATACTTGCCTTGCTTGTTTATGTTTATATTTTAAGAGTCAAAGCAAATAATATCAGCACTCCAATTATTAGCCAGTCAATGCTTCAGTATAGGTATAGCAATGGAAAGAGTAAATCTAGAAAATTAAAAACTAGGTCACAGTCTAAAATACATTACGATAAAACTAATATAAAAGTAATTATTTTTGATAACAGTGCGTACTGGATTAAAGATAATATTTTTTACAAAGCGCCACTGGTCAATGAACTTATTGACAAGGAGTCTGCGGAACAAGTTGACACAATACACATGGATAAGGTACAATTAGATAAAATGCTATTCATAATGGATAGATTAAGAGAAGGGATTAACGATGATAGTAGGGGTTCAGGGGACGAGTAGTTTTGACAACTATAATGTATTCCTTAGATCGATGGCCGTTGCCCTTTCTGAATTGCTAGAAGAGGACAAAAACTTTCATATATATTCTGCGGGTCCAAACAATATTAATATGATGGCTATGGAGTTTGCAAACCTATCTGAAAAAGGAATGAAGTCAAGAGGTAAGTCTATTAAGTTTATTAAAGTGACTCCTCAATGGCTAGAAGAAAACATATCTGAACTAAACCACTTTGCCTTTTTGTCTAATCCAAAAGAGCCAGTGTCAAAGATGGTTCACATATCAAAACTAAATAATATAAACACAAACGTATACACATTCTAATAGTTCTTGACAAACTCTGTCATATATGTTAGAATTTAGTATGCTTCAAATGTGCCTTGGCACACAAACAGAATGGAAAGATTATGAAATTAGTTAATTCTTTAGACACTATGGAGTCAATAGTAAACAAGAATAGACAACTGTCATGGGATGGTTGGACAGTAGTTGAGACATTTCCCTCAGAGAAAGCCTACTACTCAAAATTTGGTATCTATAAAAATAACAAGTGGCAAATGAAAAAAGAGTTTATTCCTTCTAGCCAAGGATGGGAAATCCCTGATAAGTATGTGATCTAAATGAATAAGTTTAAATGGAAAGATGATGCTGTTTGTTTAGACTATGATACAAACTTATTTTTTGATAAATATGAGGAAGATGAACTACTAAGACCAGCAATTGATGCTCTTTGTTCATCCTGTCCAGTAAGGAAAGACTGCTTTTCTGTTGGAATTTCAGGAAAAGAGTGGGGAGTCTGGGGTGGTGTATACTTAGAGAATGGTGAAATATCAAAAGAGTTTTCTAGCCACAAGAGCAAGGATGACTGGGGAATGACATGGCAATCATTAACAATGGAGTAAGATGTATACAGATGCAATGAGAAGAGCGTTTAGATCTTTGCATGCCCCAAACAATTTTAGTTTGGAAATTGTAGATAATGATAATTTTATAACAGTAAAAGCAAAAGAGAAAGACTTTATGTCCTTGGAGACTGTTGAGTTAAAGAGACAGGCTATTGAGTACATGATTCGTGTTAAAAAAGCACTTGAAGATAATGGTGCTATTGTTTTGTTGGTAAGAGAAGGTGGAAAAGAACTATGATTGAGTCAATTCTAGTCGGAGTATTTGTATTCTTAACTCTATTATTCTTATCTTTGTATGTGTTTCAAATAAAAAAGAACCGCATCATTTTGGCAAACACATTAAATCTTTTGCTTATGCAGCAGTCTATTAGCGACGGAAATAAAACAGATCAAGAAGAATCAAACGAAGCATTTTTAAAATTTGTTTCAGATTCTCGTGATTGGGCATATCAGTATATAGAAGAGGTTCAGTCTGGGCTAAAGTTGTTTATTGATGAGGTTGGTCCACAGGTCGAACACTACGATAAATATGGCTCAGCAGTAGATGGCATGATTACTCCACATGACTTTGCCTTAAAAAAAATATCAGGAGCGTACAAAGAACTAAAAAAACTCCTGCCAGATGACTATGGTAGAATAGACGCATGAAAGAAATTATGCTTTCAGTATTAACAGGTTTTGGATGTGGTGTAGTATTTGCTGCATTCAAATTGCCAGTACCAGCACCACCAGTTTTTGCGGGAGTCGCAGGAATTATTGGTTTATGGATTGGTTTTACAGTACTAACAAAATTCATATCCTAGGAGGAATAAAATGAATAAACAAATCAAAAACGCACTAGCGTCATACGGAAGATCAGTACTTGGAGCAGCAACAGCAATGTATGCTTCTGGAGTTACAGATCCACAGACATTAGCATACTCACTACTTGGAGCACTTGTGCCCGTTGTATTGAGAGCAGCCAACCCTAACGATCCTGCATTCGGCAAGATGCCATCTGCAGAAGATGTAGACAAGGCAGTTAAGACTGCTAAGGTTGTTAAGAAGACCGCAAAGAAGGCTCCTGCAAAGAAGTCATCTGGCGGAGGAAAACCAACTAACCAGGTAAAGTAATTTTCCTAAAGATTAGCAGGCTTGTTATTTTACAGGCCTGCTTTTCTATGATATAATTTAATAATAGGAGAAAAAATGATACTAAAGTACTTAATGTATAAAGTTTATTATAAAATAAAAAAAATCTTTAAAAAGAAAGACAACAGGTTTATATATTGAACGAAATAAACAGAAGATTTTTTGATTTTTTAACTAGGTTTTTTCAAGGTATTACAGTTGACTCTAAAAATAAATACAGCAATGAAGAGATGTCCCTGTTTCTGGAAGAGTTAAAAGACATTCTTGCCTCTCATTCAACTACTCAATCTAAGGCTTTAAGTTTTTTTACTTTTGATCAACAACTTGAAGATTACCGATACAGACCTATGGACCAAGACTTTAACAAGTACTACGAATTTGTTTTTTCAGGCTGTTCCCAGACGCATGGAGATCACATAACAGAGCCAGAAGTTAAAGATGGATCTTACAAGGATATATGGGGTTTTCAAATTGCAGATTCTTACGGTAAAGAAGCCCTAAACTTAGGCATGGGTGGCTGGGGAGCAGAGTCAATATTAAAGGGATTAATGCATCACTTTCAAAAAAATGGAAACCCAAAAGTTTTGTTAGTATTATACCCAGACTTAGGAAGAATAGAAGGGGTAGATAGTAATAAAATAGAGATGCCAACCCCATTAAACAAGCATGAACTCGTACAACACTGGTTTTTAAGACCATCCGATGATCACAAAGTTAATAAGTTAAGTGTTCTTCCTCATAGTCCTTTAGACGTTATTCCATTTACTCAAGCCCTTTACAAAAACCTTCAATCAATTTTACTACTAAACGAATACTGCAAACAAAATAATATTTATTTTAAATATAGTTCTTGGAATCACACAACAAATTTGTTTTTAAAAATGTTAAAAGAAAGTTTTTCTGAATACTCAAACTACTTAGAACCTAAAGAATTTAATTTTGATGAACTTGAGTTTGAAAATCTTTCTTGCCATAAGGATATTAAAGAAAATAAAATAAAAACAGTTTGGAACACAGGGCATGATAAAGAACACATAGGTATTCATCAACACATACACATTGCAGAACGATTTAAGAGAGAGTTGGATAATGATAATCCTTGGAATTAACGAAACCTCTCACGACGCATCTGTCTCTTTAATTAAAGATGGAGAGATACTTTTTGCTGGACATGCTGAAAGGTATAGTAAGCAAAAAAATGATTGGTATGTGAATGATAGTTTAATCACTAATGCTTTGCAGTACGGCACCCCTAATGCTATAGCATACTACGAGAAACCTCTTCTAAAGGCCTCTAGACTGGCTTTAAGGGGTGGATCTGGAGACTGGAAACCACAGTTTAATATTGAAGGAATACCTAGAAAATCCTTTAGCCACCACTATTCTCATGCAGCAGCAGGATACTATACGAGTTTGTTCAACGATGCTGTAATTGTTGTTTTAGATGCTATGGGTGAATACAATACCTCCACAATTTGGGTTGGTGAAGGCGACAAGATTAAACTAAAGTATAAACAAAACTATCCAGTAAGTTTCGGACTATTCTATTCAGCATTCACACAACTAATAGGCTTAATGCCAAATCAAGAAGAATATATTATGATGGGGATGGCTGCCTATGGAGACTGGCAAAAGTATTATAAAAAAGTAGACGAATATTTCCCAAGTTATGATAAACAAAAATATAATTTTCATAAAGGAATAACTGACTGGGGTTGGGTTTCAGAACAAGATAAGTTTGATATAGCAGCAGCAGTACAAATGGTATACGAGCAAAGGCTAAATCAATTCATGCGTATGGCAAAAAGTTTAACTGGCAAAAATAATTTAGTATTCATGGGTGGATGTGCACTAAACTCATCCGCAAATACACTGCTGTGGAAAATATTTGATATGATTTGGATCATGCCTAACCCTGGTGATGCTGGTAGTTCTTTAGGCGCATCAGCAGCCCTATATGGAAAGCATCTTGATTGGAAGACTCCTTATCTTGGCTATGACCTTGGTGGAGAGTACCCTGTTCAGAAAATTTTGGACGGCATATTGAAAGACGGAATCGTAGCAGTAGCAACAGGAAGAGCAGAGTATGGCCCAAGAGCATTAGGAAATAGAAGTATACTTGCGGACCCAAGAGATCCATCAATTAAAGACAAGGTAAATCTAATTAAACAGAGAGAACTTTTTAGACCCTTTGCCCCAGTAGTTATGGCAGAGCATGCCTCCAAATGGTTTGATATGGACTTTGAGAGTCCTTATATGCAGTACACAGTTAAGTGCCTGCAGCCTGACAAGATCCCCTCTGTGGTACACGCAGACGGCACATCAAGAGTTCAAACAGTTACAAAAGAACAGCACCCAGGGCTATACAGGGTTTTGAATAAATTTTATTTACAAACTGGTGTTCCGATACTTCTTAATACTAGTTTAAACATTAAAGGGCAACCACTACTAAATGATGAACATGATATAGGTAGTTGGGAGTTAAACTATGACAAAAAGATTATATCATAAGATAGTTAAAGATTTATTTTTAAATAATAAAGATCTTATATTTAATACAATGGGTGAGACTGATTTAGATTTTAGAAAAAACTATCCAGAAAGTATGCTTGATGATTTTAACTCTTTTGGATTTAGGTGCGATAATTTTATAGACACACACAACGGAAAGCACATACTTTTTATGGGGTGTTCTGAAACACAAGGATCTAACCATGGGCTAGACGAAGCATGGGCATACATCCTTTATAAAAAAATAAAAGAAAAAGAAAGCGTCAGTGGATATTATAATATTGCAAGTATAGGTGATGGAATAACAATACAAATTCTAAAATTAATGCAGTATGTAGATAACTTCGGTGTGCCAGATGAAATATATTTTTTAATTCCAGAAACATATAGAACTATTTTATACAGTCATAAACATACTGCTGACACTGAAAACTCATTTTTTCTAAACAATATTCGGGCGGATGAAAATAACTTTACGGATGCAGAGTTTGTAAATGCACATGGAAACTCAGTGATATGTTTGAGACTGCTAGAATCATTTTGCTCTGCATCCAATACAAAACTATTTTGGTCTACATGGTTTGGTGATGAAGAAGACATCTTTAAAGAATATGAATTTAAAAAATTTATTTCTTTAGATATAAAAAATATGGAGTTAAATATAAAAAAAATTTTTGAACAGCATGAAGATAAAACAAAAACCGTTAAATACAACCTGACCAAAAATGATGGACACAAAGGGCTGGTATTCCATAGGTACTGGGCAGAAAAATTTTACGAAGCGAGGGAAAATGAAAAAAATAATAAGAAAAGTTAGGCTATACATGCTGTTTAAGTTTAAAAAAAAGAAAATATTTAAAGATAAATATATTTACTAATAGAGTGATAGGATAGTTTAATGATTAATAAAAAATACACACCAAAGACAATACCAAATATTTTTGTTAATAGATCTTTAAAAGAAATGAGTAATAATGGTATTCCTAAAATAGAAGCAGATTCTGTTTTAATTGAGTATAAACTAAACTCTCAAGGATATAGATGTGATGAGTTTAACAATCAAAAAATTTTAACTTTGGGATGCTCTCAAACAGAAGGACATGGAATGCCTATAGAACTGACATGGCCTTACCTAATATCAGAAAAAATGAATAAAGATTATGTTAATTTAGCAAAAGGTGGAGAAGGAATGCAAGCACAAATAATTAAAGCATTTCAGTTTTTTAAAGAATTTCACCATCCTGAATATATATTTGCAGTATTCCCAATAGCAAGGATTGAGGTTCCCTTAATAAATTTTACAGTAATGAATGACAAAAAAGACAATGACTCAGAGTCTAGAGAAAATATAGGAAAAGCAATGCTTTCAAACAAATTAATTGAAAAGTTTTCTAAAGAGCCCCATATGGCAGAAAATGTTTTGCCCGAAGAATTTGGAATTTTTTATAATATTTTATTTTTAAAAATATTTATTCAATATTGCGAATCCAATAACATAAAATTATTATGGACCTATTATAATGATTCAACTTTAGAACCATACTCTTTTAAAGATTTTACTGATACATATTTTGAGAGCGCCTACTTAAATAGTAAAATACCAAAAAACATTGGATGCCATTTAGAGTTTTCTGATAATGAGTTTTTTGATAACGCAGCAGACTACGCCTATTGGCCCCCTGGTCATTGGGGATTTCATCAACAAATCCATATTGCTGAGTCTATATACAATATGATATAATATTTATACCTGCCCAAATGGGGGGAATTAACTTATTCGCTTGAAAGGGGAATAACATGGTAACAAAGTACGCTATGGATCTATTCAATGATCCTTTTTTTATTGGCTTCAACAGAGAGTTGAGTCGCCTAAATACAGCACATAAAACAAACTCACAGTCATACCCTCCGTATGATCTAATCAAACTAGATGAAGATACATACAAGATTTCACTGGCTGTCGCTGGTTTTTCAAAAGACGATATTGATGTTTCAGTAGATAATGGAACACTGATCATCAAGGGTGAGATTGTTGAAGTGACAGATGCAGAGGTAGTTCACAAGGGAATCGCAGGAAGAAAGTTTGTAAGATCTTTTGCACTGGGAGAGTACATGGAAGTAACTTCTGCAGAACTAAAGGATGGTATGCTACATGTAAATGTTGTACGCATTGTTCCTGAAGACAAAAAGCCAAAATCTATTAAAATTAAATAGTATAATAGATAGTATTCCGTCATGATACATGCAGTTGCTTTTAGCAACCTTATTGCTGAGTACGGACAAGCCAGGGTCGCACCCTGGGAGACCTGAGCAAGTCCATAAACTGCTCATTATTCATCTAAATTTAATTCTTAGTTTACCAATTATAACAAAAGTTTATAGCCTTGTCATATATACTGTAAGTATGAAATTTAAATTCATTGCTTTACCAGTAGCATTAGCCATATTTGCTAATGCTTTTTTTATTACCCCTTCACATGCTGACAACCTTCAAGGTGCTGGATCCACATTTGCTGCTAACTTTATAGACAGATGCAGGGTCGAATTTATGAAATCAACAGGAGATTCTGTTGTATATGGAGCATCTGGATCAGGTGCTGGAAAGAATATGTTTTCAAATGGAGTAACAGACTTTGCTATGTCAGATGTTCCTTACTCTGGTACAGAAGTAAAGCCATCAAAAGAGTTTGTATATGTTCCATTGGTAGCAGGGCCAATTGGAATTATCTACAAACTTGATGGATATAAAGTTACTATCAAGATGAGTAAAGATACCCTTGCTAAAGTTTTTGCGGGACAAATAACAATGTGGAACGACCCACAGATATTAAAAGAAAACCTTATATCAGGAAAACTACCTAAGATACCAGCAACAAAGATTAGAGTTGTATACCGTGTTGATGGTTCTGGAACTTCAGAAGTTTTTACCTCATACCTTAATGCAGTTGCTCCAACTATATGGAACAAACCAGGGAATAAAAACTTTGGTACTGCATTCCCTGGAGATATATCTAAGAGTTATATGACCAGCGCTTCTGGGTCTCATGGAATTGCAATGGTACAAGGAACTACAAATGGATCTATTGGATACAATGAGATATCATATGCAAGAGGACTAAAGACAGTCTCTGTTGAGAATGAGGCTGGAAGGTTTATACAGCCAACAGTGAGTGCAGCGTCAGTATTCCTTGGAGACTTTGTCCCAGACAAGAGTGGCGTAGTTAAAATTAATTACAAGAACCCTAATAAACTATCCTATAACATATCAACATTCACATACGGTATAGCATACAAAGAGAAGAACTCAAAAAATGATTCCGTTAAAAAGTTCTTTAACTTTATGCTTGATACCTGTGGCAAGAAGGCTGAAGATCTTGGCTACTCTCCAATCAGAAGTGCTATGCTCAAGTTTTCAAAGGCAAGAGTAGCAGAAATAAGTTCAAAGTAGCAGTATAATAGAAGTGTCCCACACAGGACCTTAGTGATGGATTAGTTACCCATTGGATAGAGACCGTGGCGCAAGTCAGGTGAATTGCCTGTGTGGGGCCTTAATATTTTCACGGTATAATAATAGCAATGACTGACAAAGAGTTAGACCATTATAATAAGCAGCAGTATAAGAAGATGCTTGCTAAGATAAAAGAGGATTCTGGCTGTGTAGACTGTGGTGTTGGTAACCACATAATCTTAGACTTTGATCATGTAAGAGATAAGAAATATAACATATCCAGAATGATCCACGATGGTTTTTCCTGGAAGGCTATTAAGAAAGAGATCGAAAAGTGTGAGGTGGTTTGTGCCAATTGCCATAGGATAAGGACTCATAATAGGCTTGCTGGTTAATATGGTATACTATTAATATGTTAAAAGAAGGCGATTTCGCAATGACCTCCCACGGTGGAGAAGGAGATACACACATAGGGCAAGTAGTACATGTTATGTATGAAGGCGCTCTTGGTAATCCAGAAACAGAATATTATATGGAAGCAAGTGCAGAAAATCCTGCGGTAATGATTCAACTATTTGAACAAGAAGAAAGCGGATTATGGGAAGCAACAAGACTATACACTGCATGTGCAATGTCTATGTATGTACAGATCCCACCACTAATGGTTGAGCCTGAAGATTCAGAAGTTGCTATGGCTATGTATGATGCACAAATGGGCAAAGCAGCACCTTGCTGGGATGGATATGTACAAAGAGGAATGAAACCAGGTGCAGACGGAAAGCCAGTGCCTAACTGTATCCCAGTTGCCAAATCAGATAGTTGGGTTGATTCTCCATTTAAGGTGGCAAAGTAATGCCAAAGAAAAAAGCAGCAGCCTTTAACCCTGTTCAGATTAAAGATGGATGGATTGTTAGACTATATAAAGATGGTCGCATCAAGTCTAAGATTGCCCCTTATGAAGTAAAGCATAAGCCAAAGCCATGAAAGAACTTTTACATTTTACAGCAGATTGGTGTAACCCATGCAAGAGTATGGCTCCAGTCATTGAAAGGTTTATTAACGATAACCCAGATATAAAATATACAAAGGTTGACGTAGATGCGGAGACTGAGTTAGTCAGAGAGTATAGAGTTCAGTCTGTTCCAACATTCATTGCACTTATTGATGGAGAGTATCATAATATGCTTGGCGGAGTTAAGCCAGAATCTGTTATAAGATCTATATTTGGGTAGTTTTTAAGTCATACCCAGGACTTTAAGTTAAGGACAATATAGTGTTGCAACACGCTATAAAAAAGTTTCCCGACAAAGATACAGCGACTATATTGTCACAATATAATTATACCATGTACCCCTGGCAGGAATCGAACCTGCGACAAACGGATTAGAAGTCCGCTACTCTTCCGCTGAGTTACAGAGGTATGGTACACCAGGTAGGACTTGAACCTACGAATAGCCGAATTATGAGTTCGGTGCCTTAACCAACTTGGCTACTGGTGCTAGTCCTTATTTAATTAGTAAGCCAAAGAATGTTCCAAGAAGAAAGCATAAAATCCCAATAGTAGAATGATAGTATGTTTTCATGTGTTGTTTAATAATGTAACGTTTTATTTCTTTTGATATTTTATTTACTTCGTCTTGATCTACCACAATATCTCCAGTTCTAGTTAGGGACTGAGCGTAAAGATCCAAGAATAATTTCTTCTCTGATCCGTTGCTGTTTGCGTTCAAATTTAGAAAGATAAGGCTTATCCTGTATTCTCTTCTTGTTCTTTGTTGCTCTCTTAATCTTATGCTGAGAGGTTTTGTTGTTAGACTTTCTCATTTTGCACCCTGGCTTTCTGCTACGTTGTCACAAGGACAGATTATTGACTCTGGAAGTTCGTGAACCTTGGTTACAATCGTAATCATTGTTTCACATTCAACACACTTATAAATCTTCTTAACTCGTTTGCTCATAAACTAATCATACCATACTGAGATAAAAGTATCAAGACTTGTTTCCATCCCATGTACCAATCTTAGTAGTTGGAATTCCATGATCTTCCCACAATCTAATCACATTGGGATTATCATCTACTGCATGAACAACATTCCAATGTTTCTTAATCTTAAGTAAGATATCTTTTTTAACTTCGTAGTCTGGCCTGTTATCATCGTCACTACGCATGTACAGTGCATGGTGACCAATGTCATTTTTGGCAAGCCAATATGATGTTAGTCCACGCCAAGTTTCTTTTCTTGATGTGACAATAATAACGTGCATCTGATCAAAGAAAGCATGGTTTAACATTTCTACTACCTGTATATTTGGCAGGGCATCAATAGAAGCCTCATGAAAAGCCTCGTAATCCCTATTAGAGCCACGAACATAATGCAGGTAAGGATCTACATTGGCCAGGGTGCCATCTACGTCAAAGATGTACGCAGATGAACTTGGGCTAGTTTTGATCAACATGATATGTCATAATAAGGTAGCATGCTACATAACCTACCAAGAATGCTGGAATTAAAAAGAAAAAACTTATCATTCGAAATCTACCTGCCTTTCATACCATTGAGTCATATAATTATCCAATCCTCTTGCAATTTTTGCTGCTTCTGTACGCATGCCTAAAGCATTTGTTATTGATGGTTCAATAGGTATGGCTTCTATAGCCCTTGCAATTTCTTCTCGTAATGTCATATCATCTATACTCATAGTTCAAGTATACCTTAAGGCAAACTGATTGTCAAACGATGTCTGATACTTGATGTGAACTAGGATAATGAGTAATTGATCCGTCAACAGATACTAAGAATTTCTCAAAGTTCCAACCAATATTAGTAACGTTAGCACTGTCTTTGCAGTACTTATATATCTCGTGTGCATTAGGACCATTAACCTCTACCTTTTGTGATATAGGAAAGGTTATACCATAGATGTTTGTGCAGAATGCTTTGATTTCTTCTGTTGTTCCTGGCTCTTGATTACCAAACTGATTACATGGAAATCCAATTACAACAACAGAGTCGCTTTGGATCTTTTGTAGGTCTTCATATTGTTTTGTGTATCCACACTGGCTTGCAGTGTTAACTATCAATATGCTTTTACCTTTAAAACTTTCCAGTTTTATTTCATTACCAGAGTTGTCAATAAATGACAAGTCATATATACTCATATGAGTCTTCTTTCTGTTAGTTAGATAGAACTAGGTTTGGGTTGATGCGTGATCTTTCGCCAGCCATAAGTCTTTCAATATGGTCACGAATAACAGCGTTTTCTTCATTGAAGATGTACTCAGATCTATCTGGACCCATCTTTGCCCAGATTCCTTGTGCTGCAAGATCTTCTTTAAGAGTGCGCTCTACATCCCAGTTTAGTGTTGTAGCAGGATAATGCTTAACTACGTAACCATCTTTGTCAATTAAATACTTTTCAAAGTTAGCGTTCATCATAGAACCACCATCATGTTGATTTAGGTATCGTGATTCGTAATCTGTCTTTTCAACTATACCGTTTGCAACTTTGTCTTCAGCAAGCAATCTAATCTGATTAGAGATCTCTAAATAAAGTTCATGTCTTTCTCCAAATGGCTGACCGTTTCCGTTAAGCCCTGGACCTTGTCCAAGCCATGGTGCCTCTAATGGAATTTCTGCGGGATTAGAAACAATCATCTCTGAGAATGGGAATGTAACACCATAGACATCTTCTCCGTATAACTTAGAATCCATACCACAAGTAATACCTTTTGACCACTTGCCCTTTGTAATGCTTGGACCACAGAAGTCGTTAGTAGGAATTGCTACAACGGTAAAGTCTTCTCCAGCCATGTCTTCTTGGATCCACTGAATGGACTCCATCTGACCAGCGTTACCACAACCCACAGTTGTGTTGATGAGCAATACTGCTTTGCCCTTGAATTGTTCTAGAAAGTTTGGAGTGCCTTCGGCAGAGTCCAATTGGATGTCATATATAGATTTCATGTTTATATTATAACACCCTTTTAGCAGTCGTCTGCGGTACTTTCTGGAGCAGACTCAATGTCTATAAATGAGTTTCCATACAGTGTGTGTCTTGAGTTAGGTCCAAGAACTTTATTTACTCTATGCTTGTACTTGTCTCCACCAGGGATTACAGCAAGCATGCCAGCCTTGGGCTTAACTTTAATTGGCAAGTTTCCAAACTCTAGTTCTCCGCCCTCAAAATCATCATTAAGATAAAGACTAAATGATGCATTGATGTTGCTTTCTGCTCCAGGATCTTGATGCCAATACATTGCAAAATCAATATCTTCTGTCTTTACTCCATACTCAGTTAAAACATCTGGGTTTACATTTGTTTCAATTTCTTCATCAGTCATATACTTAAATGTTTGTAGTGTTGCGTGTCTTTTGTATGATGGTGGCAAAACAGAATCAAGTCTGTCCCAAACTCCGTCGGGATCAGAAAATACTGGTAAGTTAATAACTTCTGAATCTTTATTTGGAAAAATAATATTACCAGTCTCATCATACTTGGGAACAATGTTTAAAAATTTGTTTAAAATATTTCCATATGGAGATCTCATTGTTGCATACCATCCATTTAAATCATCAGTCTGAGTCTTAAACCACTCTAACTCTTCTTTTGTAAGAAAGTCTTCAATGATCCAAATTTGCTTATCTTCATCTAAGTATATTTTTTCCATGTCTCTATGATACCATAACTTTATTTTGTGCAGTCTTTCATGTGTCTGGACAGGGATTCATTAGCCATAATGCCCCAGCGTAAATCCCATTCCTTTTTACAAACGGGGCAGATAAGGATCCTACTCATCTTTATCCCAATAGGCTTTACCAAACTCGTCATAGTCATCCCACCCTGAACCCTCTAAGTCTTTTTTCATTTGTTCTATATCAAGTTGGTAGTATGTACCCCACCAACTATAAGGTTTGTTAAGAATTACCCACATTTTTGCGTGGTACTTATGACGAAAGCCTAGGTCAGCATCCAACTCTTCCTCTAACATCATAGCCTTAAACAAATGATTACCAGCAAAGCCACCACAGAAGTTGCCTATGACTCTTAATGGCCATATTCTAGTCTTCTCTATCTTTGTTGTTCGTGTCATCTTTAGGTACCCACACTTTCTTCCCGTTTTTATATTCTGGCCAATAGCCAAGGCTACGCCAATCCATCTGAGTTATCTTAGGTTCTTTTGGCATTGGTGCACCATATATGTCCATCGCTCATGGTTTGATGAGTGTTCCAAAATATAGGATCTTTGTGTGATAGGCCACATGATGAGCACTCATTTTTCTTTTTCATATACTAAGTATACACCCACCACGCTTGGATGTCAAAACAGATGATATAATAATCTCATGCCTACACCACCAAATTATCAAGGACTATATAACAATGGAGCACTTTATGCCATTGGAGACACAGTTATTACTGATGGAGACCCATACGGTATTGACGGAGCATACTTTATTAGAATTAGCAACCCTGGTAATCCAGGATATCCACCTGCAGTGGGTGGAGGAAGTAACGATAACTGGGCACCATATGGTGTTAAGTCAGTAACTGGATCTGGATCAGTAACTGGTTCTGGCAGTATTGCTTAATACCCACCCAAACATTCATTTCTTGTATGAAACAGTCTAACTTTTGTTAAAATTTTGCGGGTTGGAGCAAACAATTCTTCTTTACAGCATCCACACCTCATATGCCATTCCTTAGCAAAGAAATCATACACAGCACCTTTGGCATTAGCATACTTGTTGGCTACAAAGGTTTGAAATGGATCAGGAATTTCCATGTTAATCATTTGGTGACCAAACTAACTTAAGAAATTTATTCCAAGAGTGTTTGTCTAATGATATGTCTTTCCATCTCATGTATGACCTTACTCCCACTATTCCGTATAGAATAGCGCCAAGGATAAATCCATACTGCTTTGTAATTAGAGCGTAGGCCGTCCACATAAATTCATTAAATATAAACCAAAGCCAGCCCCATCGCTTTTTACGGCCAATAGTAAACATGGCTGCAGCACCACTTATAACAAGTATATATGAGGCGTAGTCGTTCATCCATTGTTCCATATATTTAGTATACCTTAAAGTAAGGGTTTAGTCAACTTGCTTTTGTTTCCACTTGGTCTTTACCCAAGTGCCTATTTTATTAATGTTAACTTTTTCTCTTAAGACTTCTGCAAAGTCTGTACTTATCTCAGATCCAAGGTACTCTTCACCTGTTTCTAAGTCAGTCAATTTCCATTTTCCAGGGGCTTTAGTATGAATAATTAAATCAACTGGCTTATCAAAAGATTCAACTTCTGATCCATCTTTAAGTATTCTGTGAGACATTCTATGAACTAAGACTCATAGACAAATGATTAAAGCATACGTCCGCAACCACATAATCAGAGTGATCTACAACAACATCGTAATGTGTGGCTTCCTTTTCACAAAAAAAGCATTTGGACTTATTCATATATTGATTATATCATATTGTGTCTTGACAAAAACTCTTCATATGTCATTTCTTGCCCGTAATAGTCTATTCTCTGGATATTTTGATCAAACTCTGTCTTGTAGGATGAGCCATGCCCAGCCCTCATTGTTTTAGAAACTATATCTGGGTTATTTTTAACCCCATCTGTAAAACACGAATGGATTATCTGTTGATCAGGTTTATTTAAAAAAATACTGTGTGCCTTTATGATACTGTCTACGCAAGAGTTAAGCAATTTTGAATTTTTTACGGCTGCAAAGTTTGCATTGTTTGTGTGTTCACGGGCTTCGGTTTTAGTAGATACAAGGTCAATATGTTCTGGTAAGCCATCTAAAATATAATCCATTGGAACTAAGCAAAATGAGTCCATATCTGCATATACACCACCTTCATTTTTTACAATAAGGTATCTCCAAATATCTGCTTGGTGTGGTTTTCTTATTTCTCCATATATTTTATAAAGTTCTGGGCTGGTATCTTTCACATACTTTTCTCTGGTTACTGCGTCATGGTATATGTATTCCCATCCTGGGTTAAGATTTATCCATGACATTGATGTTTGTTTAAACCATTTTGGAAGGTCTTCGTACTTGTATTGGTGAGTTTGAAAAATTTTTTTAGGTATCACATTTTGATTATACCATTACTTAATAGCACAGGCAAGACATACAAATGGTTCGTCATCTTGTTTTATATATAGTTGATCGCAATTGCTGCAGGCTACCCTGTAGCCCATAAACTTATTATAAGATGATTCTAATTTGTTCATAGGGTTATTTTATCACACAGTTCGACGAAAAATAGGTTTTGAAGTTCGGCGCAAAATAGAAGTTATAAACCTTCCTATGCCCTAAACGGGCAATAGTGGTTACAAGCCTTTATATGCTTACTTCTGGTTTAATATTATTAATTAAGTAATTTACACACTCAGTCTTAACCTCATCGCTACATTTGTTAAATCCATAATTCTCAAATCTTGTACTGATACATATATTATCTGGAGTATAATCTTTTTCATTATCTAGCCTGTCTAGACTTGGAGATAAGGGGTAGTGCTTTCTAAATACATCATTAGGGTCCATTGGAATACCAAGCCACTTGCTTTTGCCACCTTGGTCATTAAATACCTTTTCTACATCTTCCCAGGTAATAGTAAAGACCTTTACTCGTCTGTTAATTCCTACACTCTGATGCTTCTTGTTCCAACCATTTTGAGCACCTTTGGCATTGCTTAATATAACCTTGTATGGATTTTTCATATTCTTATTATCTCAGAAATTGCGGGGGATGTCAAGTATAATAGACATATGACCCTACTATACATACTCTACAGCCCCATACACAAGGCTATTAAGGTGGGTATATCAGATGTGTCTGGTAGAAGGTTTGCAAGCCATAGGACCAAGGGTTGGATATTGATCAAGTATTGGTGGTTTTCCGAACGGGATCAAGCAAGAGCAATAGAAACCCTAGTACTAAGAACACTAAGGGAAAAGCATGGTTCTTTCCTGGATAAGGCAGATATGCCACAAGGGGGATATACGGAGACATTTGATGCGTCGAAGATAACTCGAAAAGGTTTGATCCGTATGGTCAATAGGGCGATAAAGGACCTATCGTAATCTTTATTTACCGTGGTTTTATAGAGGCTTTAATGCCATAAGGAGAATACCCATACGAGGTCCTTGCCCCCATACCTCATGAGTAATCTCATTGGATAGGAAAAGGATATCCCCTGGATTTAGGACAATTTCTTCTTCCCCACCTAATCTCCAGAATGATTGGCCTAACATTTGAAGATAGGCTGCATCGTGGACATCTCTATGAGGGCTAACTACACTATTGTCTAAAGATATAACTGGTCCATCAACATGCCATATACCATCACAATTACATATACCAACTTGCCACGCATCGTAATATGGGCAGTCATCGTAATACTTTGAGCCATAGTCCTTGTTTATCTTTTCAAAGAAGTCTTTAAGGTCTGGAAGGTCATCAAATAATCTACGGTTTTTTATTTTAAACCATAGGGTCTCAGGTCTTTGTGAGCCTTCCGCATTTTTATATAGGAGAGTCAGTGCCTGTTCCCAGTTGGTGTTGATAAGGAAGTAGTTTCTTGTGAGTTCATACTTGTCTATGGGCATGGTTTAATTATAACAGACAATGCTATAATGAGTATATGTCAATAACCCTTATAAATAACATATTTTCTGATGAAGATATGGACCATATCCTTAAAACTGTATCAAATGTAGATTTTGAAATAGACAATAACCTAGGTAGGGTTCGTGCTATTCCAGCAATAAAGAACCTACTACACCCAAGAATCATAGAAAAATTTAACGATATTGTAAGTGAGATGGGCTATCCTTCTTTGAACATGAGTGGCATAACATATGTGGAATATAGCAATCTATATGGAAAGCCTAACCTTCCCCCACACTTTGATGGAGATGACAATAACCTAATCATCAATATGCAGATAGATGCTAATACCGTTTGGCCTTTGGGTTTGAACTTAGATGTCTATGAGTTAGAGAATAACTCTGCCTTGATCTTTAATGCTAATAAAGAGATTCATTGGAGAACCCATAAGGAGTTTAAGGATGGAGAGTATGTCAAGATGATGTTTATGAGGTTTGGCTATCTAGAAAATAAGTCAGACTACTCACACCTGAACCTGGTTCAAAACGATCCTATTTTTGATGATATAAGAGCCTTTAGAGATAGTTATCCACAGGCTGATACGCCAAAAATATCATAGTTATCCACAAGTTATCCACAGATTAATCTTACTGATTATATTATTAGACACTCTAGAAGTGGAGTGAAGTGGAGGATAGTGGAGTAGGGAGCGCTTTTAAAGAGGCGTTCGTAATCTTTTTTGGGGAGAGGGGCCCTATCACAAAACCTTCATATTGTCAAACCTTCAAACCTTCATATCCCGCAGCGGATGATATCACAGATATAATGGTTTGTCAAGTCCTTTCAAACCTTAAAACCCCATAAAAAATCTCCCAAAACCAGGGAGAAATTGTCGATAATCGTAATCTTTTTTTAACAAACCTTTATCAAATATTTAGAAACCAGGAGATAATGGTTTGTTATTTACCATAGGGTTAATTGGGTATACTTTGACTCCCCCGATTTTTCCGACGGCATAGGATAAGGGGCATGATTAACAGTATTATCAGTGATCTTTTCAGGGGATCTAAAGAAAGGAAAGAAAGCCCTAAGAGTAACAATAGAATACAACATACCCGTTAAAGTACCCACTGCTTCATTAAAGACAGCAGAGTCAGAAAGAGAATCATGTCTATGGGACTTGTTCTCATACATCTTTGCAAAGTGGTGTGGCATAATATCATTATAACATGGTTTGACAAACCTTAAAAACTATGGTATAAGTTCAGCAGGGGGAAAGTTTTGGAGGTTCGTAATGTCCTGGTTTGGGGATATTATGGTTTGGATCGTAATGTCTGGATATGAGGTTTGGGGTTTGACAATTTGATAAAAGTATGGCACGTGCCCTTTCGGGTCACGCTACTCGTTTTGTTTGTCAACTAGTTCTTGAAAGTCACCAAACCCAATGTCGTCAAGTTCCATGCCCTCTAGTAGTAAGTCCCATGTTTCATTTATGTATTGTTGTAGTGATGGAGTTTCATTGATAATACCCTCGGCAAATGCGAAAGCAAGTGGCAAACCTAAATCGTTGTACTCAACGAAATCAACCCACTCATCTTCCATTTTATAATTAATCCATAACTGTCCAAGGATTAAAGCCTTGTTATCAAAAGTTGTTTTTGCCATAATTTGTACCTTCCTTAGTTTCTTTGGCTGATTCTGCTATTACCTGTAAACGATTATACACTACATGGGGCTGAGATTTTGCTAAGTATTCCCCGACTAATTCCAAATCAACTCTGAGGTCAGAAACCATGTTGCCCATTTTCATGGCAACCTTTTCTTCCTCTGTGACTCGTCTGCTTATACGCATAGTTCTCCCTTGTATCTATTGTACCAAAAAGTAGGGGGAAGGGCAAGCCCCACGCCGACCCTTCCCACCTTATTAATCTAGAGGACCCACTCCCTAGATCTGCTCAGCCAAAACTGGTAGGTATGCTACCATAAATTTATTCCAGTCAACTACGACAGTGGAGCCCACATGATTGATAGTTTCTTTAGCGATATCGATGACTACCGTGGTCTCACCTAAATCAAAGTTGCTGCCTGTGATAGCATAGATACCAAACCCTGTTTCTTCAAGAACAGAGTCTTGCATTAAATAACTAATCATCATGCGGGTGAAGTAGGCATAGTCTTTCCACCTAGGCTTTGAATGCTGCAGCGCCATTGCTAGGTCCCGCTGCCATTCTGTCTCACCCCAGTGACTATAGAGTACTACATGGGCCTCATCCTCAACATCTTTAAATACAAAGTTA